TTATAAATAAGTTTATAACAAAAAAGACAGTGGTTTTTGTCAGTTTTATTACACAAGGAGAAGAAAATGGCATTTCAATTATCGCCAGGAGTCCTAGTTACTGAAAAGGATCTAACAAACGTCGTACCAGCAGTCTCAAGTTCTGCTGGTGGATACGTTGGTTACTTCCTCTGGGGACCTGTAAACGAAATTCAAACAGTTTCGTCAGAAAACCAACTCGTCCGCGAGTTTGGTAAACCAACAAGCACTACTACAGTGCACTTCCACACTGCTGCTAACTTTCTTGGTTACGGCAACAACCTGCAACTAGTTCGCACAGTCGGCACAGCAGCAAGAAACGCTGTTGCTTCTGGCACAGCAGTTGCAATTAATAACCAAGATGTTTATGACGCATCTTATGCTAATGGTGAAGGATCAGTTGGTCCAGTTGCTGCTAAGTATCCAGGTACTGTTGGTAACTCGCTTAAGATTAGCATCTGTGATGGTGCGAATTTCGACGGGTGGGAATACGAAACACAGTTTGATGGCACACCATCAACCTCAACTTTCGCAACATCAAAGGGTGCATCGGGCGACGAAGTTCACGTAATCGTGGTCGACGAAGATGGCGCATTCAGCGGAACTGCAGGAACAGTTCTAGAAAAGTTCCCATTCCTCTCGGTTGCGTCTGACGCAAAATCGAGCGATGGTGCTTCTATCTACTATAAGAACGTAATTAACGCCCAATCAAAGTATGTGTGGTGGATGGATCACCCAACACAAGCAGCAGATGAAGATCTTGCATGGGGTGCTGCTGCATCGGCAGGTGTTTATCACACTCTCGCTGCTGCAACAGACGATTCACTAGGCGGTGGTGTTGACGCAGCACCTGCTTCGGGCGACCTCAACGTTGGTTACGATCTGTTCGCCAATAAGGAACTAGTTGATGTTTCGCTTCTTCTGACTGGCGGTCATGCTGTTGCTGTTGCTCAGCATGTTATTGATAACGTTGTTCTAGATCGTCTTGACTGTGTTGCGTTCCTTTCACCACCTCTTGCAGCAGTGCAAAATAATGCTGGTGATGAAGCGGACGATATCGTAACATATAGAAACTCAACTCTTGACCGTTCGACTTCATACGCTGTTATGGATTCGGGTTGGAAAGTTCAGTACGACAAGTATAATGACATCTATGTTAACATTCCTCTGAATGCTGACACTGCAGGTCTTTGTGCTCGTACTGATCAAACCAATGACCCATGGTGGTCACCTGCTGGTTTCAATCGTGGCGCAATTAAGAACTGCGTGAAACTTCTGTTCTCACCAAACCAAACAGATCGTGATACTCTTTACAAGAATGGCATCAACCCAGTTGTGTCGTTCCCAGGACAGGGTGTTGTTCTTTATGGTGACAAGACGCTTCTTGCAAAACCATCGGCATTCGATCGTATCAATGTTCGTCGTCTATTCATCGTTCTCGAGAAGGCAATCGCAACTGCTGCTAAGTTCCAGTTGTTCGAATTCAACGATGTCTTCACTCGTGCACAGTTCAAGTCACTAGTTGAACCATTCCTCCGCGATGTTCGTGGTCGCCGTGGTATCTATGACTTCCGTGTTGTGTGTGACGAATCAAATAACACTGGCGAAGTAATTGACCGCAATGAGTTTGTTGCAGATATCTACATCAAACCTGCTAAGTCGATCAACTTCATCTACCTTAACTTCATCGCAACTCGTACCTCGGTATCGTTCGAAGAAGTTGGTGCCTAATAACCCGAATAAATAGAATTATAGGAGAAATCTAATATGGATATTTCAAAGTTTAAAGGGTTACTAGGTGCTGGTGGTGCAAGACCTAACCAATTCCGTGTATTACTCAACTGGCCTGGATATGTATCATCTGTTCCAGACAGAGAATATGCGCTGTTGGTTACTGGTGCTGCCCTTCCTGCATCAACAGTAAACCCAACTCTCGTTCAGTATCGTGGTCGCGAAGTGAAACTCGCTGGCGAGCGTATCTTCGATCCGTGGACAGTTACAATCATCAATGACACTGAAATGTCGCTCCGCAAACCATTCGAAGAGTGGATGAACGGAATGAATGATCTGGAATTGAACACTGGTGTTCTTACACCAACTGACTATCAAGCAGATATTATCGTTCAGCATCTTGATCGCAATGATGAAGTACTGATGGAATATACTCTGTATAACTCTTTCCCGATTAACATGTCGGAAATTGGTTTGCAATATGGTCAGAACGATGTAATCGAAGAGTTCACCGTAACCTTCAACTACTCACACTACCTGACTAACACACTTTAAGAGTAATCTAATATTATGGAAATTTTTGGTTATAAGATTACACGATCTTCGGAGCCACCAACGGAAAAATCGTTCGTGGCTCCGACAGACGACGGTGGCACAGATGAAATTAAAGCAGGTGGATACTATGGAACCTATCTAGACTTAGATGGGACTGCCAGCACAGAGCAAGAACTTATCAGACGCTATCGTGACATTGCTGGAATGGCAGATGTCGACACAGCAATTGATGATATTGTTAATGACTCTATCTCAAATCTTGATGACGAAGATCCAGTTAGAATTAATTTGGATGACGTAGAGATGTCTGCGGGTATCAAGAAAGACATTGAAAAAGAATTCGAAGAAATCTTAAGAATCTTAGATTTTAAACTAAGAGCGCATGATTACTTCCGCCGTTGGTATGTCGATGGTAGATTGTTTTTCCATAAAGTTATCGACACAGCAAACCCAAAACAGGGTCTGACTGATGTTCGATACATCGATCCACGAAAGATTAAAAAGGTTCGTGAGATCATCAAGGAAAAAGATACCAAAACCAATGTTGATTTTATCAAACGCATTGATGAGTATTTTCTCTTCAACGAAAAAGGTGTAGTGCACCAAAAGTCCGCGAACGTGAATGACTATTCAACCAGCGCGAATGCACTTAGAATTACAAAAGATGCTATATGCCATGTTCCTTCTGGTCTTGTTGATCAGGATAAAAACGTGGGTTTATCGTATCTGCATAAAGCAATACGTCCAGCAAACCAACTCCGCATGATGGAAAACGCACTAGTGATTTATCGTATCACTCGTGCACCAGAGCGTCGAGTATTCTATGTTGACGTTGGTAACCTACCTAAGATTAAAGCGGAACAATACCTCAAGGGTATTATGAATCAGTATCGTAACAAAATCGTTTACGATTCAAACACTGGTGAAATCCGTGACGACAAGAAATTTATGTCAATGCTTGAAGACTTCTGGTTGCCTCGCCGCGAAGGTGGTAGAGGAACACAGATTGAAACACTTCCTGGTGGAGAAAACCTTGGACAAATCCAAGACGTCGATTACTTCCAGCGCAAACTATATCAAGCATTGAATGTTCCAATCTCAAGACAGCAACAGCAATCAGGGTTAAACTTTGGTCGTGCTGCTGAAATTAATCGTGACGAGTGGAAGTTTACAAAGTTTATTGCTAGACTGCGTCGTCGTTTCTCGTTAATTTTTGATGATCTCTTGAAGACTCAATTGATTCTTAAGGGTATCATTACTGAAGCAGACTGGGAATCCATCAAATATAAGATTCAATATAACTTTGCAACCGATGCATATTATACAGAATCGAAAGAACAGCAAATTCTACAGTCTCGTATCGAGATTCTAAACGGAATGGCAAACTATATTGGTTCGCTCTACAGCAAAGAATATGTCCAAAAGAATATTCTGAAACTTACTGACGATGAGATAGCAGAGATCGAAGCATCGAATACTGCGAATCCACCAGAAGTTCCACCTGCAGAAGAGCAACCACCACAACCAGAACAAACTGAACAAGGATAATTATCATGGAAAACAATGTAACAGATCTAATAAATAACATTGAAAACGGTACTCTTGCCGACGCAGAACAAGTATTTAATGATATCATGGACATTAAAGCAGGCACTGCGTTAGATGCATACAGACAGCAAATTGCGATGAACGTTTTTAATGGTCAAGAATCAGAACCTGAAGAAGAATCTGATACTGACGTTGAGGATGAATCGGAAGAAGACTTTACGGGAGAAGACGATGCTGAAGTTTAAGGATTTAATGGAAAGACTTAATGTCGCCAAGGCAAAAATGGGCGATGTCATCAAGGATTTCCAGGATTCAGATGCTCCCCAGTTCAAGGGTAAGAGCGACGATAAGCGTCGTGAGATGGCAATTGCTGCCAAACTGTCAAAGGAAGAAGTCGAGCAGACTGACGAAGAACTAAAGGGCAATCAACATAAGATTGACGCGAATAAGAATGGTAAGGTTGACGGACACGATTTCAAGATTTTGCGTAATGCAAAGAAAGCAAGATACCAGTAAGGATTAAGAGATGGCAACTAAAGCAGTTCTAAAACTAACACAGGTTCATGGTGTTGTTAAAGTGCGTGGTACTGGTAGTGCCGAGATCGCCCTAGCAACTGACTTGAAGAAGTCGACTGAAACTCAGTCGTCACCAAAGGCAAATATTCGCACACTCCATTGGGCGTTGTCGGTTGGATCAACTGCTACGGTCACTAGAAATAGTGTTGTTCTTTACTATCTTTCCGGATCAGGGAAGATGGAATTTATGGGATGGTCAGACAACGAAGAAAATGGTTCTAATATTGTTGTAGACTTCTCAAGCGGAACTGGTTCAGTTGTCTTAGAACTTGCCAAGATTTCTGGTTATGGTTCGCAGCAACATCAGAATCAAGGAGATCTAGGATAATGAAACTTATTACTGAAGTCGTTGAAGACGTAAACCTTTTAATCGAAGAAACAAACGGCAAGAAAACACACTTCATCGAGGGTGTGTTTCTGCAATCTAATTTGGCAAACCGCAATGGTCGTGTATATCCAAAAGAGATTATGTCAAAAGAAGTCGAGAGATATAATGAAAGTTATGTCAAATCGAATCGTGCTCTCGGGGAACTCGGTCACCCAGATGGTCCATCGATTAATCTAGATCGCGTTTCGCACATGATTGTTTCACTCAGAGAAGACGGTGACAATTATATTGGTAAAGCAAAACTCATGGATACTCCAATGGGTAATATTGCTAAAGGTCTTATCGAGGGTGGCGCTAAACTTGGTGTTTCTTCCCGTGGTATGGGTACATTGAAAGCAAATAAAGATGGCATCAATGAAGTCCAGGACGACTTCTATCTTGCTACTGCTGCTGACATTGTAGCAGATCCTTCTGCACCTGATGCGTTTGTTCAGGGCATTATGGAAAATAAAGAATGGGTTGTGGTTAATGGTGTCTGGACAGAGCAAGCATGTGACATGTCTAAGAAGTTGATCAAGAAAGCATCCAGAAAAGAATTGGAAGAAGCGAAGTTGAGAGTATTTGAATCTTTCTTAAATCGTGTCTCCCGTAAAACAAAAGTTTTATAAATATTATATAATCTCGAATTCTAGGAGAAGCAAATGAACGTAGAAAACAAAATCAGAGAGTTGCTTACAAAAAAGCAACTATCCGAGGAAAATGCTGGTCCGATGGGCGCAGCAAAGGGTAAGGATACTTCTATCCCTGCAAAAACTGCAGGCGATACAACGAATCCACGTCAAGGATCGTCGGAAGACGCAACTATTGCAAGCGAACGTGATCAGGAAACTGAAAATCCAGGTGCTAAAGAAGCAGCACCAATTGCTGATAATAAGAGCAAGATTTCACAATCAGGTGCAGGCGCTGCTCCAAACTTTACCACTGTTGCTGATCCAACATCGGTTGTAAACCCAGCATCTTCAAAGGGCAATGTTCATCAAGAAGAATACGACCCAGAAGAAGATGAAGATCTAGAAGATGGTGAAGATGAAGATCTTGAAGAAGACTTCGCTGCCGATCTAGCATCTTTGTTTGATGGTAACGAAAACCTAACAGAAGATTTCCGTAACAAGGCATCATCACTTTTCGAAGCAATGGTTGTTGCGAGAGTTT